CAATTAGTGAACAAAGGTCGTCATCTCCCGCATCGGCGGTATCTGTAAATCCCAGCACACCATCAATTACTTTGTTGGCAAGGTCTTTTACCTTAAACCGATGAAGTTCGGCACGCGGAAGTAACAAACCCTTTTCTTCAATCGGGTGCTGCATAAACTCCGCTTCCCATATAAACGGGTCGGTTATGCGCCGTATTTCGTGGTATTCCTTTGTGGTTTTGATAAGCTCACAGAACGACTTGCCCTTATTGTCAAGCGCCGCGATTGTGATAACTTCCATGTCCTTGACGTAATACTCGCTATCGGGGTCGGTTAAACGACCTATCGGGTCGCGTTTACTCCAACGAGTGGCAATATGTATCTCTGGACAGCCCGTTTCAAGCCGTGACAGGTGCGTTGAGGTGTACCAGTTCCATACGCCCTCAATAACCGTTTCGGATAACGCTTCTTCGATGTTCTTAATCGGGTCATCGAGGATTGCAAGGGTTTTGCAGCCGAAACCAGTGATTGCGCCACCAACACCTGCGCAGAAATATGATGGTTGCGTGTTACCGGCTACGCTCCATGCGTCTACCGCAGAACTTTTTTTACTCACCGCGGCGTTAGGAAACACTTTTCTGAACTTAGGGTTATCAAATATGCCGTCGCGTATGTCCTTTGAAAACTTTTCAGCCAATGTTGCGGCATATGAGTTTCGCATTATGCTGCCTGCTGGATTTTTACCTAACATCCAAGCGCAAAACACGCTGATGATGTAAGACTTTCCGGCGCGAGGGGGTAAGCTAATTGCGAGTTTTTTTATCTTGCCATCTGCAACCGCTTGCAATTTCGCCGCAATAAGTATCAAGTGCGGTTTGTTGTCGCTGAAAAATATAGGGTCTATGTATTTGCAGAACTTCCAGAAGTCTTTGCGCGCTTCCGCAATATCCCTTTGGGCTATCAGTTCTGCGAGTTCTTTTAATTTGTCATTGGTTTTTGCCATAACCCACCTTTAATCATTGGATAATGCTGATATCGTCGCCAAGCATAATCATCGGTTGAATATCGCTGACGGGTTCATACGCCGCACTTATAGAATAGCTTTCATCTTTGAGCCACGCTTTGCCAACAACGGCATAGGTGGTCTTTGTCTTTCCGCTATGCAACTGCTGTGCAACGGAAACGACCTTAGGTGTATGAACGTGACCGCCAATAATAATGTCGCAGTCAGAGTGCGCTCTTGCCATTGTTTTGAGCTTACATTCCGATTTTCCGATGTTGTGCGTGGCGTATATTTTGTAAATATGGCCGCTTGCGTTTATGGTGATAAAACCGTGAACGTAGTTGTACTTTTCAAGGCAACCAAGTTTTGTGCATATCGTGTCTCCAATATCGCTGCCAGTGTTTCTAAATGTCCGTTCTTCGTGGTTTCCACAGCAAAAGAAGATTATCTTTTCTCGTATCGGGTAGAGGTACTCGACAATCGTTTCAATCTGTTTTTGGGGCATCATTCTTTGAGAATAAACACAGCCTTTAGAGCCGAGCGTTGCGTTGTCGGTTAAATCTCCGACGATAACAACAACCGCCAGAGGGTCGTTTTCAATTTCTTGCACATACTTCAAAAATGCTTTCTTTTGAAAGCCGTGCGCACCGATATGAACATCTGAAATTATGTAAAGGTGTACATCGTTTTCGCTTTTATATGTGAAGTGGTCTTTGCTTTTCTTTGAAACAGTCGGTGCGTGATAACGCTTTGAACCTCTCAACGCCCCTCTGACCTTTTCTTCAATCTGCTTGTCCGTTAATTCGGGAAAACGCGGTTTCATTGCGGCGTATAATTCCGTCCAAGACAAGCCGTCGTCAAATTTTAGACATTCAGCTTCTGTTTTCCAGTCGATAATCACCGCACCTCAAATCTTCCTTGTATCTGGCTATCGGGTGACACACAAACGCCCGCAAACTTACCCTTGCGTCCTATGCTGTCCCATAGCTCATAGCACATATAAATAACGTCAGGCTCTATACCCTTTGTCCTCATGCGCTTTATCTGTTCTCGGATTCTGTCAAGTTCGTTTGTCATGTTGTTTTCCTTTAAACAATAAAAAAAGAGCTACAAATGATTTCTCATTCATAGCCCGATTCGGCTTTACCCGTTACAAATTCGCAACGGAATATGTAATTTTCTTCTTTGTTTCCAATATTATAATGTCGTCTTTGCGTTTGATGATTTCTGCGGTGTTTCCCCTGCGGAGTATGTCGTTGATTATGCCAATTGCTTTTTCATCGAGCAATGTCACCGCCCCTTTTGTCCTCTTTCCCATGCGGTAATAGTGTTCATTCAGCTTTAAGCTCGAACGGCTACCACCGCATAGTGTTGCTTTATTTCTTGCTCAAAATCATTGCTTTTTACAGCGTTGTGAGGGATTGTTAAAGTGGTATATTAATCTCGCTTGTAGTGGCACTCCCCGTTTTTGTAAGCTCCACATTCTTCTTTAAGGCAATTGAGATATTCTCTCGTTGTCCTCGTCACCGTTTGATATGAAGCACATTGTCCGTCCATTGCAAACTCATTTATGTTTTGTTCAATGACAAGCATATTAACTGTATATGGACATTTCATATGTATCTCCCATATTATGTAAGCAGTCTTAATAACTCTATGAAAAATATAAAAATTTTATAGGGGGTTGTGAATTTTGGGTTTGAATAATTCTGGAGAAATTTGTGATAGTAATAGGGGGTATCCCTATACAGACCCACCCGGGTGCGAACGGGGGCATACCCTCGCGCAATAGGCAGGGGGTAGGAGGCTCGCACGTACATACCCCATGCACAGCGCGGAGGAGCATTGCATGTACACGGCACAGCAGGAGAGGCGCGCTGATATGTACGCACACATCCATCAGACGAAGCGGCACGACATGGACAGCGCGACTATAATAGTGTACATCATCAATGCATACACAATGCATACATATACACAGACAATCGGCAACAACCAATAGTTATTAAACAAAATAAATATTATGTGTAATTTTGTACGCTAAAGAGTTGTGGATTTGCAAGGGTTACAGAATATACAACATAATGAATACTGTTTTTGTGCCACATATTGCTTATTCACTCGACTGTGAATGAATATCTAATGAATACTATTTGTCGGTCAACATGAGCTTTTCTTCCGGCGAAAGCGTGGAAAGCAGCTCGTTTATCCGTGCGTTGATGGCTTCCATATCCGGCTCAACCTCTGCTGTGACGGTGAACTCTTGTTTGTCGCGCCAATTCTTGCCCTGACGGTTCTTCAACCAGAAGATAGCAGCGGTTGTGTCTGGGGGGACTTCTTCTTCAATTTCAACTTCAATTGGTACGCCTTGATATTGCATAACCTTTGTGACTTTCTGCTTATATCCCATTGCTCGATTGCGGAGAGAGTGCGCGACTTCTTGGTCTGCAATCTCACGCCCGTTTTTTATGGACTCAATGAAAGTAGGATATTGTAACTTCCAATTATTCAAAGTAGCTTCCGATACATCAAAATATCTAGCTAAATCCTCATCCTTTGCAGATAACAAACAATAGTTATAAGCCAACCGGTCATACTCTGGTTTATATTTTGTAAGTTGTCCAATGCTAGCCATAGGTTATTACCTCCACAAATATATTGACATATATTAAAACAAATGTTATAATTATTGGTTTACTATCAGTATTATACCATATAATGGGGAGTTCCGCAAGTATATAACTGTGCGTAGAGCGACAATCACAACAGTTATTTACCAAAAACAACCTGCACCATACAAGGTTGAGCGTGAAAACACGAAGAAAACACTGCGGTCAACCCTGTAAGCCAGTGATACCAATGCTTTCAAGGCTCGTGACACGCGTTGAACACGATTGCACAGAGTATCTCTATTTTTAAAAAAAATTCCATAGGACACTTATATGGTTTTACGCTCAACCGTTTATTTTATATATTATTATCTCTGTAAGTATTGGTATTACTAGCTTTTTTGAGTTGAGCATGATTTGAGCACGACTATTCCTATCGGTATACTTCGTCTTGTTTACTTTGTACACACGTATGGTTGTTTTAAGGAGGTTTGGTATACAAACTATACAAATTGGAAATATATGGACAAATGGTTACAAAAAGTTACAAAAACAGGCGATAAAGCCAAAAACAGCGTTTTGAGCATAAAAAAGCCCCTCAAAAGAGGAGCTATAAAGAATTTATAAAGTTTTATTATCTTTGCGTGTAATATACAACTTTTGGTGTGGTAAGCGCTTCTTCGAGGGTCTTACCAATGCTTAAGCGGTATCTTAAACCGCCGCGAGTTAAATTGTTTTCTTTGCACCAGTCTTGCAGCGGCTTTGTTTCTCCGTTGATTTCTACTGATTCATACATATGTATTAACAACGTGCCGTCTACAAGTCTTTCTACGGCGGGACGCCCGGTGGCTTCGTTACGCTTAAATGCTATGTCGGCAATCTCATAGTGCGGAACCACAACATTCAGCTGCTCGCACTGGGCGTATAGCGCGTCAAGCATTTTTGCGTCCCTGTGCTTTGCAGCAGACTTTACTCTGCTTATATATTGCAATTGCATACTGGGAGACGCCGGAGCCTTTGCTGTATTATTCATTAATGTTATTCTCCTTATATAATAGGTCGGCTTCTATCAGTTTGTTAATATAGCCGTTCACGCTTCGGTTGTGTTTCCGTATCTTATCTTTAGTGCCTATCGGAGCAATAACAATTATTCGCTCTCTGCATTTGCGTTCCCATTGGTTTTGCCTTAGTTCTTTTTTCTCGTCCATGTTTTCACCTCCTTATATACAATAGTATTATACCATAAATCGCATATAATGTACATTATGACACCATACAAAATGTCATGTACAACTTTGTAACAATTGACAGTTGACATTGTGTAACGTACATGATACTATGTAACCACGAAGAACACAAACAACAAAATTTAGGAGGACTTGAAAATGAAATTTGATAAATGGTTAGATACGCTGCTTAGCGAAAAAGGCATAGACGCGGAAAGCACAATCGCATTTGACGGAGAAAGCGAAACCGGAACTTATAATCTTATGATGCTTGATGTAGTAATTGAGGCCGTTAAAAGCACTGGCACGCAGGAGCAAAAAGCAATACAGAACATGCTTGTCAAAATTGATTTTTGTAACGGTGATATAGTTGATTACTTCCGGCATCTCGCAAAGGCTCTTGTGTACTAAGTTTGCATAACCCGTCTGATGATGATTGACTGGTAATCAATCGAAACCGCTTAGGCGGTCACGGGAAACCGATAACAAAACAAATTTAGGAGGATATGAACAATGTACACAGTAAAATTTGACAGCTCCAGAAGCTCTTTTAGATACCTCGTTCTCGATTCAAACGGAAACATATTTGCAACAATCAAAACTAAAGACGCGGCGCAGAGTTACGCCAAGCTGTTAAACGAATGTTCACACAAATAACAACACAGGCGCAAGCCGGAAAGAGGATAATATGAACGATTGCAAACACACGAAAGAATGCAACCCACTTCGAAATTGTGCGAACTGCAAAGAATATGAACCAATAGACCCAAAACAACCGCCCAAAGACTTGTTAGATAAAATGAATTTAGCCCCCACAATTAAGTGAGGGCTTTTGTTATGAGTATTTGTGGTTTTTTATCGTATGACTAACCGATGACTAACTGGTGTTGAACAATGTGTTGATATTACTGACTTCTCCGCACGCTCCCAAACCACGCGCGCTACCAACTGCGCCACACCCGGAAATGACTGATAATGCTGAATTTCTTAGTGTTTTCAATGTGTTGCTGTTTTGCTCCGTCTTGCTGTGTCATATTGCAAACCGCTGTGTCAAACTCGTATGACTAACGCTGTGACTAACCGCTACGACTAACTACAACTTATTAACCGCTTCCAACATTTCAGCAATTTTAATGTGCGTGTAATTCTTCAATGTCGTTGTGTAGTCCTCGTGACCGAGTATTGCAATGATGATTGCCGGGGCTATCCCTGCATTGGCAAGTGCCGTAGCCGCGGTGTGACGGCAACAGTGAGGCTCTAGCTTGCGTATACTGAGGCGCTCCAAAGCAAAGTAATATTGAGTATAAAACATTTTTTCCGGCATTTCAAGTAATTTCTTTTTATTCGCATTGTAAAGGCTTTCAATAATGGGATAGACTTTATCGCATATAGGTATTTCTCTGTCAATTCCAGCTTCTGATTTTATGCCGCCTATTAAATAATGCTCTGCAAGGTGTATGTTGGATTTTCTAACCGTGCTTATTTCTCCGTAGCGCATACCTGTATAAATCATAATAAGGATAACTCCGGTGAATTTGTTGCCATTATTGTAATCGTCCCACAGCTTATCAACCTCCGCACTGGTAAATGAATCCTTTTTAGACTTTGCCTTTTTCTCAAGCTCAATGAATTTTGAGTAGTCTTTATCCGCAATATCATTCTTAATTGCATAATTATACATATTACTGAATAATGATTTTATGTTTTCTTTGCCTCTGCGCCCAAGCTCCGCGTTGCCGTCCTTGCTTTTGTTGCTTGAGGGCAACGCTTTTGCGTTATCAATTATGCGCTGCAGGTCTGCGGCTTTCAACGAGTTAAACTCCCTTGAGTGTATCGGCACACACTTCGCATAGGCAGCCTTGTAGCCGTTCACTGTGTCGCTTGTCTTTTTGGGGTAATGCTCTGCGCTCCACAGCAGATAAAGAGCGTTAAATGTGATTGTGGGGCTTGTCGCGGCTACTGGAGCATTGCGCAGCGTGTCAATATATGCAAGCGCATCTTTTTTGAGCTTAAAGCCTTTCTTGGTTATATAGTATCGGTGCTTAATTGTTTCGTCTCTCGCATCAGGCCGCCAATCGGTTATTTGAGCAGTCCATGTAGTGCCTTGCTTGAAAGCCGTTCCGGCACCGTTGCCTCTTGTGCGCGTCTTGCGCTCTTTTTCGTCCACTAATTATCACCACCTTTTGGGTCTATCTATGGCTCAATTCCATAATAAACTTCGTCAACTACCTTGTCTCCCCAAATTTCCCGCGCATAAGCTTCGTACCCCGCGTCAATAACGGAGACTACCATTTCTGCCGGTTCAATCAATTCGTATTCATGGGGATTTTCAATAACGGCACTGCGGCCTGCGCCGAACCCCGCTTCATATCCAGCATCGTAGCATCTTTGATTTTCTTGCTCAATTTCGTTTAGTTCTGATTTTATTTCGGGGCTTGATGCCGTGTTGGCCCCGGCGTTATATCCGCAACTACTTAATGCCATTAGCGTCATAAGCGCCAAGATAATCTTCTTCAAAACAATCCTCCTTATTTTAACCGCTTATGCAGTCGTTTTATAGTCCGTTTTGTATCCCATTCAATATGATATTGTGTTATTATATAAAAGTGCCAAATTTTGCAGCATTGGAGAGGGAAAAAGTTATGGAGAAGTTAGAAACAGAATTGCAAAACAACTATTTGAAATTAAGCAAGTCCGCCCAAGCAAAGCTACTTATTTATGCTCGCTCTCTTGCAGAAGCCGAGCGTATTCCTCAAGCCGCTTCTTGTTGTCGGCAGACAAAACCCGATGAATAGTGTTTAACTCCTTCGCGCCGCCGTCCTCTAATTGGGTGGCGGTTTCTTTTGCTATTGGTACATCATAGCCCATTAACCACGCTTCGCTTACGTTAAGGGCGTTTGCAATTTTGTATATGTTCTTCTGCTTCGGTTCGTATTCGCCAGTCAAATAAGTGCTAATCGATGATTTTCCAATGTGCGTTATGTTAGCTAAATCGGCCTGTTTCATGTTACGAATATCAAGCGCATACTGCAATCGCTCCGCAAGTGTTTTCATTCTTGCACCACCTTTCTTCTTTATATATGTACACTATCACGGAAGTTCAGATAAATCAACAATAATTTTGATATTCGACAAAAAAAGTTCAGAAATATGAATTTTCTGCTTGACTTTACAAAACATGTGTGTTATTCTAAGTTCAGAAACACGAACAGGGAGGTGAGAAATTGGAATTTGATTATAGCAAGTTGAGGGGAAGAATCAAAGAGGTGTTCGGAACGCAGGACATATTTGCGAAAGCAATCGGAATCAATAAAGGCTTGTTAAGCAGAAGCCTCAACAATTCAAGGGAGTTTTCGCAAAAGGAAATAAACAAGTCCTGCGCTGCGCTTAAAGTATCGCCCGAACAGATACCTCTTTATTTTTTTGCGCAAAAAGTTCAGAAACACGAACAAACATGAGCAAAGGGGAAACAAATTGAGAAACACAACACAGCTAAAATCTATATATGCAATTCAATGCAAGGAAACAAAAAAGCTCTACATAGGAAGCTCAACGGACGTTCAAATGAGGGCAAGGGCGCATTTCTCCGACCTAAAGCGCGGGGCTAAAACGGTCAAAGACCTAAGCGGAAAGCTTGTAAACTCTCAATGGCAAGACGATTACAACACATATGGGAAAGACAGCTTTGACATCTTCGTTATCGAGCAAAACATACCATACGAATTATCCGCTGTGCGAGAGGATTATTACATTAACTTATACAAAGCAACAAGTAAAGAATTCGGATATAACCTAATCGGTGCTCAAATACCGAATCCATTAGATTTAATTTATGGCCTGCCGAAACTGCCGGCAACACAAAGTTAATCGGAGGTAAAGACGATGTATTTAAACAAGGAGCAAGCCGCAAAAATAATGGGAATCAGCACTAGAACACTTGACCGCATACGGAAAGATGGCAAAATCAGCACCTACGCAATGTCACCGCGAAACCTGCGCTTTGATAGCGAAGAAGTAGAAGCATATGCACGCGGAACTAAGGAGGCTACATAAATGATTTGTCACAAATGCCATCACCCATTTATCCCCGACAGTTCGGAAATGTTTTGCGCGAAGTGTCTGCAAGCAAAATTAACAAGGTCACTTGGTCGGTCAGCAAGCCCATATCCACACAATGTCACAGTGAGGTTGTTGGATGTTAGGCAGTTGGCTGTGAGAAATTAAGGAGAATCAATATGAAAGAAATGAAATATCAGTCAACGCGCATACAGCCGCCAGACGTTTTGGAAACTGGTACATATAAAGACTATAACTTTTTTGTTCTCAATCTTGGAACTCACCCTTGTGCTTATGTAGAGATTCCTAGCTCTAGTGAGAATTTCGGCAAAGATTACGATTCCATAGATGTTGGTTGTCACGGCGGACTAACCTATGCGAACAAGGCGCTGACGGCAGTTAACCGCGAGGGTTGGTTTATTGGATGGGATTACGCACACTGTTACGATTATTCAGGTTATGGCGCTAGTTATGGTTTTCAAGACGACGGTAAAAGGTTCAGCACTTTAGAAATGATTTCCGATTGCAAGGAAGTTATCGACCAGCTTGTGCAACAGGACAACCCAACATGAGCAAACGCACATACATAGCCCTCGAAGCTCTCACAGCGTTGTTGGTCGGGCTTGGGTACATTCTACTGCTGCCGGTGATGGCGGCGTGCGCGAGGTAGCGCCATGACAAATTGCCCCTATCCTTGTCCCACACGTTGCGTAGGCTGTCAAAGCTCCTGCCCCACATCAATCGCACACGAAGCCGAGAAGAAAGCCAAATACGCACAGCAACAGCGTGATTTTGTCATTAAAGATGTACATATTCAAGCCGTGATAAAAGCGGAACGCAAGAAACATTTAGCATATGGATAACACGAAAGGAGTTTAAGGTGAAAAAGCGAGGGTCAAAAATCAAGTGTCCACTTGACGGGTGCGAGTGCAAAAACAGCGGGAATTATTCGGATTGCAAAATTGGGAAGCAATATGGAGTTCCACAAGGCAAGCAAATGACAATCCGTGAAATCTTGAGATAATCCCGCAACATGAAAGGAGAAAACAATGGACAAAGTATATATCCGCGCGGAAGTTGTGCCGATAAATCAAATCCGCATCAGACATTATTACCGCAAGTCCGAACCGAGCCAAGCAAAAATCGATAGGTGTTTATCATTCTTTTTTGACAATGGATATTTTGAGGACGAAATCACGCTTGACCGCTTTGGGTATCTCAAAGATGGTTACATAAAGTATTTATTTCTGATGTATTCCAGCGTTGAAAAAGCAAGAGTTTTACACGTTTTTATCAAGGAAGCGATTAAGCCGATAACCCCGCCCGAACCGATAAAGAGGACATTTTGGCTTTACACAGGTACGAAGCACAAAAAACCGACATTTTGGCAGAGGGTGTTTGTCCATGCTTAACGCTTGCCCCGAAGACCCTCAATTAACCTACTATACACGCACAGGCGAACCTTGTAGGGTAACTTATCCAGAGCGCGACGATGTTGAGATTGTCGAGGTTGGAGAAGAAGAATACGAAAAAATCATACAGAAAAGGAATGAAAGGAAAGGTACATATGAACACTAAATTTAACATCGGTCAGATTATCAAGCGCGACGATGTAATCACTGGAATTACAATCGGAAACTCTGGCGTAAAGTATCAAACCAAATCTAGAGCTTATACCGAAGCGGAGTTAGACAAGTTTGTTGTTTTACCCGCAGACGAGCGGACTTGCACAGGCGAACCAACTAGCGCAGGCGAATCACAGCCCATCGCACCGCAGGAGGACAAGGCCAAGTTTAAGGTTGGGGACAGAATAATCAGCGTTCGTGAAGACTGGACTACTGGCGTAAAAGGAACTGTTCTAATTGTGGGGGCAAACGATTTATTGGTTTCTTTTGACAGGTATGTTGACCCGTCTTTTCCACGCGGTGAGAATAAGTTTTGCGCATATCAAAACGAGAAAGAAATTGAACCCTACGCCGAACCCGAACAGCCAAAACTCACAGTCACACGCGAAATGTTGGAAAAGTTGGGTGCTTGCACAGGCGGAATATCAACATTTG